CGGGATGCTGTCGCTGCGAGACGTGCCGGGACCGCGAACATGGCCACCATCGGCCAGCCGCAACCCAGCCCACGGATCTCCACCACCGCCACCACCGCCACCACCGAATAGCCCAAGCAAGCCGGAAAGAAACCCACCGCCGCCACCGCCCATGTTCTGGATCTTGAAAAGATTGTTCAGCACATCATCGATCAGCGCATTGCCAATCTTTTTCAGTGTGTTGGCCAGCATATCGCCGGCGGACTTCCCTTCGATGAGGCCGTCGATCAGTTCGCGCGTGGCGTCCTTTGCCAAGGCCATGGCTTCTTCTGCGCGCTGACGAATTTCGTCATGGCTTTCCGCAAGCTTTGCCGCCTCAACCGTTGCGAAGGCGTAGGTATGCGCGAGGTCTTCGATTTCCTTTTCCAGCGCAGGCGTCACTTCAACGCCGGCTTTCTTGGCTGCCGTCAAAAGTTCCTGCTGTACACGCGCCTTTTCGAGCGTGTAGCCGTAATCCTCGATGAGGGGATTGATGTCCGCCATGGCAGCGGTTTCGGCCTGCAGGGCTGCGGTGCGTTCCTTGATCTGCTCAATTTCGCGGGCGAATGCGTCTTGCTTGGATCGGCCTCCGCTTTTTTTCTTTTTGCCTCCGCCATCACCCGCTCCGGCGATACCCTTGCCGAAACCGGAAGTATTCTCACCCAAGCCGGACAACGCATTGCCGCGGTTGGTTTCGCGCTCCAGTTCTCTACGAGCGTTTGCAACCTCGTTGGCCTTAGCGACGATAGCGTCGACGGCACTGGTCTTGGCATCCGTGATGCCCTTTCCAGCCATGCCAAGATAATCGACAGTCTCGCGGTTTATTGCGTCGTTCCAGGCGCCTGCCGCCGACTTAGCCGCGCCAGCGTAGGAGTCTTCAATGCGACCCAACTGCTGTGTCGACAGTTCACCTATGGGCGCGATGCCAGCAAAGCCACTAAGACTGTTGATGGAACGAATAGCTGCGTTTACAGCCTGAATTACCTTGTTGATTCCCGCCTCTACGCCGGCAATCATGGTATTCATAGCAGTGACGACTGCGCTTCCAACCGCGTTAGGAACTGCAGCGAAGGCGGCCTTTATCAAGTCCGCCATGCGGGCAAAAGCGTCGATGATCGAATTGACGCCGGACTTCACCATCTCCCACAAGCCGGACATGGATGTTCCGACGCCCGACAGCGCGCTATTAATACCGTCAACGATCGTATAAAAGGCGTCCACAACGGTTTGCTGGACCGTCGCAGCGCCGTCACCTAAGACCTGCCACAGGGCGGCGGCGTAATCGCCAAGTGTAGCCAAACTACCCTGAAGCGGGACTATCTCATCCCACAACTGGCTAATAGCATATGCCGCAGCACCCACAGCGGCCGCAAGTGCCACAAAGGGGTTTGCAAGAGCGCCCACGGCAGCAAGCGCTGCTCCACGTCCAAACGTTGCAGCGAGCACTACGCCTGCCGCTGCGGCAGCATTCGCTACGGAGTCAATGTTGCCCGCAAGTGCACCGAGGATATTGTTCAGCGTCGCCGTAAGTCCGGACGCCTCCGCCATTGTCCCGATATATTGCGTCAGGTTGTTCCTAACCTTCAGAAATCCATCGGCGATCGTCTTGTTGGTTGCTTCGAACTGCTTTTGAATGTCCGGTATCGCCGCCAGAATAGCCTTGAAGACTCTATCAGATGTAAGCTTTCCATCTGCACCAAGCTGCTTGAGTCCGGCAATGGTGGTCTGAAACTCCTTCGCGATGGCCTGCGCCACCACCGGAGCGTTCTCTCGGATTGACCGAAGTTCGTCGCCCTGCAGAAAGCCGGAGCCAAGAGCCTGACCGATCTGGATAAGCCCGGCTTCCATTTCCTGCGCCGACGCACCGCCAGCCTTGAACGCCTTAGCAATGGCGTTTGTTACGTTGGCAACCTCCTGCTCGGACTTTGCCACACCGGCCGACGACCGGATAATGCGTGCGTAAAGATCGGAATACATCGCCAGCGAGGCGCGGGCGTCGTTTGCGTCCCTTGTCAGGTCTTGGAGCGATCGAGACTGAACGCCGGCCGCAGTCGCGGAAGCGCGAATCTTGTTGCCGGCCTCCGTCCAGGCATCCGCGTACTGCGCGATCTCCCTTACGCCCAAGCCACCACCGACCAAAGCAGTGGTCTTCCGAAACGTATTCGCTAGTGACGCGGAAACGTTCTTCGACATTCTGTCAAACCGCTCCTCCATATCTTTGGACTTGCGGTTGGTGATGCCGAGCGCCCTATTAAGAGCGTTTTCATACTTTTTGACATCCGCGCTAAGCTGGACTACAAGACGTTCTATGTCCGTGGTCATCTACACTTCCCGATTTGTTCTTGTGGCGTCCCTGCTTGCGCCAGGCACGGCGCTTGCCCAGGACCCGTACACAGCAGCGAAAGAGATGTTTGACGCCAACGTTGAAACCTTGGCGTCATTCCGCATGTGCGCGGAAACAATCGGGCTACCCTCGCTTTACGAAACGTACAAGCACGTCGCCGTTAACGACCTGACGATGGCCGGTAAATCCCGCAGCGAGGCGGTGCTTCTAGTCGACAGCGTCGATAAGAAACTCCAGAGTGCGCAAAGGCTAATAGACCGCGACGCCTGTCAGGTTGTGACTACAGACGCCACTAAGAGGCTCGAAATCGCCCGCGCACGTTTCAAGGTTGCGGCCGGACTGGACTAGCCGCTAGGAGTTGATCCACTCCCATAGTTCGTCCACCTCGGAAGAACTTAGCTCGTTATCGCTCGAACTATTCGCCTTAACGTAGCCATCTGCCGCAGCCATGAACTGCCACATCGACATGGCGTCCACTTGCTGCGGACTAAAGCCCATGACGGCGCCATTTCCGTAAAGCGATGAGAACCTGATTTTTCCTCGCGGCAAGTCGTCTAGTTTGTCGCCATTAGACCTGCCGCGCCGGCTTCCCCCACCGTTTCGTCCTTTGCTCCCATCAGGCCCGCGCCAAGCACCTTGGCGGCAACCTCAAGATTTGCGTCTGGCGGCATGGCTTCAACGTAAAGGCTGACCAGCTTCTTGGCTTCGTCGGCCGGTTTCCCGCCGCCAATCAGCCCCCACCGAATAACCTCGCGGATGTACTCGACCCGCATACCCTTCGCAGCATTGGGATCAAACAGCATTCTGGCTGAAGCAAGGAACTGGCCATAGATATAGTACGGGCCGGCGTCTACCGCCTCTTGAAGCTTGATTATCTCTTTCCAGCCAAGGCGGAAGGTGTAATCGCCATCCGCCCAAGCCAGTTCAATAGACCCGTCCCGGCTCATTAAGTCGCCTCGCTGGTCCGCACCATTTCGCCGTCAGACTGCATGCTGATCGAAATCGTGGCGCGCTCGCCGTTGTTGGCGCCGATTTCCAGCGATTCCACATGCATCTTGCCGGCGTAGGTGTAGGTCGTGGCCGGGAACTCAACTTCAACCTGCACGTCGACGGAATCGATGCTTTCGGCAGCGTCAAGCCAAGCCTCGATAGACTCCGAAGCAAGAACGCCCTCGCCGGAAATCGACATCGACAGCGAAGCGGCGTCGCGGCCAATCCAATCTACCTTGTCCGGATCGTCGCAGTCCGGAATCGTGACTTCGTTCAGGTTCTTGGTGAGCGTAAGACTGCGCTGCGTAAGTCCGCACGGAGCGCTGAACACCTGCGGGCTGGCGTCGTCGCCGATCATGACGCGGATTTTGCCGCCTTTGATGGTTGTGGCCTGGGCCATTCGTGACTCCTAAAGAAAATGCCGCTCAATGGCGGCCGATGTGGTGATGGTGTGGTGTGGCCTACGGCTCTTCGACAATCGCCGTGTATCGGATGGAGGCGTGGTTGATTGCACCCTCGATCCGGTTGTAGTCGGTGCGCCAGTGATCGAGCGTCACAAGCGCGTTGGTCGGAAGATTGGGCTCCCAATCGCGCAAGGCGGATCGTACCGCACTCGCCATCTGCCGAACCTGCGCATAGCTATTGGTAGTCGAGACGCAATCAACCTGAATGGTTATCTCGCCGCCATAGGCGCAGTCGTAGTCTTCCGTTCGGTAGTCGGTGTAGCCGATGCTTATGTATGGATATGCTGCACCGGATGCGGGCGGGATGTCATACACTCGCGAGCCGACAATGGCGGTTACGTCGGTATCGGCCCGCAAGCGCGCTATAATCGCAACCTGCAATTCAAGAACTGGATCAACCGCCACCTGCCGCCACCTCTTTCGCTGATTTCGTGATGGCGCGTGTGATGCGCGACTTCGTACGGCGGCTGAGGGCGCGCCATGAGACGAAGAAAAATGGCTGCGCCTTTGTGCCGGGGTGCATGGTTCCGGCGAACATGCCGCCATTGACGTGCGCCGCAGTTCCGAACTCTACAAGATGGGCATAGCGCACCTTGCTGTTGCCCGCATAAATCGTAAGCGCCAGTTTGCCGTCTGTAGACTTTACCGTTGCGATCGCTTGGCTGTATTTCGGACGCTCACCCCATGTCCAGCCGATGCTATCGCGCAGATCGCCGCTATCAACCGGCACAAGCGATTTCATCAGCGCCACAATTTCGTTGGCACCGATCTCCATCGCTTCCTTGATCCGCTCTTCAGCGGCCGCAGGTAGTTTCTTCAGCTTTTTGTTGAGGCGGTCTAGGCCGACAATCGTTGAACTGCGCGCCATCAACCAGCCTCCATCGGGAAATTCAGGTAACAGTTTCCCTCGCCCCATAACGCGATGGCATGCTCATCATATGCCCTAGCCGCGTCCTCAGGGGTATGGAACGTGCCGATGTGTCGAACTATCTGATTGTTTTTTATTTTTGCCTGCCACGTCCCCCGGCGTCTAGAGAATGTTACACCCTTAAAACCAGACAGACTGCGCGGCGGGAGCAATCTAATTGCCAAATTGCATTTATCAACCGCCCACTGCGGCTTCTTCTTTCCCCTTCTCATCTCTGCGGACACGGCTATCGCCACTTTAGGAACATATCCTTGTTGGGCTGCCTTCATATTGGCGCGCGCCTGGGGCGAGAGCTTTCTTCCCTTGCGGGTCTCACTCATCTTGAGTCGGGTCTCATCAGAGTGTTTAATACCTCTTCGGCCAGCAGCCATATTGGCTACGTGCTCAGGAGACTTCTTGCGCCCTAGAAGGGCGGCGCTCAATTTGGCTCGCCGCCGCTCCGAAGCTATTACCCCTATCGCTCCCTCGCCACCATCAGTCTTATTGACAAGAAGGCCGCCATACTCTCTGCGGCCAAAATCCTCTATCAACTTCATTTCGAGTTCAAACGCTTGAGAATCGTGTATGAAACTGTCAACAATTTCTACCGAGCAGTTACCCTCGGAATGAATTCTTTTGAATTCCTTTGATCGTTGTCTAGTATCATAGGCTCTTTTACCTGAGCCTTTCCCCACATAGAATGGGGTGCCTGTGGCATCGCGCCACACATATACATAGTGTTCCACAGCAAGTATCCCTCTTGCTATCCAGTGTCGGCGTCTGGCAGGCGTGTGGATGCACGCTTTTCGGGAGCTACCCTAGCCAGACGAGTTCCATTACCGCATATTAACCGGCTTGTCCTTCAGTAATTAGAAGTTCAAGCCACGCATTCCGCTCATCGCTGTTGACGACAGTCTTGATGTTGTATTCGCGTCCCGAGCGCACATTTCTCACGCGCCATGCCGGCGTTACAGCCCGCGTGGCGGGGCTGCTGCGGACATGCAGGTTG